ACGAAGAACGCATCTGGGTCTGTGAGGAAGTCGTTGACGGCATAGCCCCCAGGCAACATACCCATAGAACGGATAGCGTTAACATCATTGTCTGCTGTACCAACACGGAGGTTGGAAACCATCAGACGCTCTGCAACGAACTGAAGCTGACGTGGAATGATCAACTTAGTGCCGCGAAGCGCAACTTTCAGACCACGCTCGTCAACAAAACCAGCGATGCTGATCAAAGCATCTTCGAGAGATGTTTCGTTCAGGTCAGCCTGAGTTGTTGGAGTGTTGGAGAAAGTGCCACCAGAAGTCAGTGGGTGTGATGCAGACACAAGTGCCACACCGTCACCACCAGCATTCGCGCCAGCAGAGAACGCATTGTTCAATACTGAAGCCGCTTTGACTTGCTTGGTGTGAGCCATTGAACGGGCAAGAGCACGAGTGTAACGAGATGAGAGACGATCATACAGATTGTCTTCAACCGCTTCTTCAGTGATCGAGAATGCCAGAGCAATAGTCTCATGGTTGTAACGAGCAGTGTAAGCTTCCTGCGCGTCGTCATACGATACGCCTGAACCTTCGCCCTTAGTTGGGGCCGCTCCGAAACCAGAAAGCATCACTTCTTCTTCAAACGCACGGTCTGAAGACTCAGTAGTGAAGATTTCTGAGTGCTGATTTTCGTACTTGGCGTACTCCATGCCGAAGAGGGCATTGAGTCCCGGCTCAAGTTCTTTCGCTAGTTGTGCGCGAGAAATAGCCATGATCTAAACCTCTCTTAAGACACTACAGTTTCTACGTCGTTAGACAGTAGAGCGTGATTGTTGAACATCACGACCATGCCAACACCAGCCGCTGTGAAGTCCTGATTCTCAGGGTCATCGTAGATACCTACGATCTTCAACGGAAGTGATGCATCAGTCGCATCCAAAGTAGCAACGTCCATCGCCGCAGATGAGTTACCAGTTGTTGTAGAACCAGAAGTTCCAGAATCAAACTGGGTGTTCTCAAAGATAGCCGCCTTAGCAGTAGCTTCGTTTGTGAACGTAGCATCTGTAGTGATTACGAAACGCTGTACAGGGTTATCATAGACGTAGCCTACGATATCGAAGTTAGTATCTGCGCCAGAACCAGGCCAGTAGTTTGACCATGTCTTCTTGCCAGTTACTGAAGAAACGTACTCACAGCCTGCAAATACACCAATGTGCTTATAAGTGTCACCGGAAGCTGAACCTGTGATAGCAATTGTGCCATCGTTGGTAGCAATGACCGGTGAACCCTGATAAATCGCACTGGCGTCAGACTTGATGAAATACGCATTTGTACCTGTGCTGTTGGGTGCCCCACCAGCAAGGTTGATCGGCTTTAGGCCGAAAGCGCCATTTACATTAGCCATTTAGATCACCTCTAAAAGTTTCCTTAATCGGCGTCACTTTTACGTCCGCCGAAACTTACACGACTTTGCCTATTTTGTGAGATAGGCATTGAAGGATGTTGTTCCTTCATCAGGTCCTGATCAACAGCAGTCATTTGTTCGCGGGTCCGGCCCCCGTAATACTCGTTTCTTTCCTGCGCTGTCTCTACAGGTATGCGGCATAACATCAAACCACCTTGGCCGATGATGCCTGCATGTTTGCCCTCGTTGATGACTGGGTAATCGTATTCTGGATACTCATCAGATCTGACAGGTTCCCATCCTTCCCGTAAACGGGTGTGAACGTTCATCGTGTCATCTTCATTACGAAGAGATGTGCGTATCCAACGATGTACATAGCCCTCTGGGGCAGGTGGTGCATCCAACCGACTTGGTGGAGCCCACGGTTTTCTGCGCTCTTCAGTTGAGCGATTCTTCACTGCGCGTGGTGTGCGTGTATTCGATTCTGTCATAACAGTTCTCCTTAGTCCTTAACGTATTTGGCGTACTCTTCTAGCGGAACGCCAAGCTTGTTGGCGATAGCCACCTGAGAGGGACTAAGCTTGACTGTTCTGCGCCCTGACTTCTTACGGGAAGCTGAAGTGTCAGCAGAGGCGACCTGTCCACTTCTCCCATTTTTTTGACTCGCAAACTTGTGCGGGAACTCCGCACGAATTTGTTTGTCAACCTCATTGTAGTACTCCTCAGAAGTTGGATCAAATCCTTCTTCTTCCACAAGAGTTTTGTGAATAGCAAAAGCGGCGAACGTCATCACCTGATCCTGACCAAACCACTCGTTTTTAGAAGCCCACTCCTCGGCCCTTGGATCGGGCTGTGGTGCAGGTTGCGGTTGTTCAGTTCTCTGTTCCGGGGCGGGAGCAGAAGGCTCTTCTTTTTGAACCGACACCTTTTCTTGTTGTTGCTTCGCTAAACGAAAACGTTCTTGCTCGATAGCAATCTGAGATAGTTTTTGTTGGGCCTCAAACAAAGCATCCGCGTCACCGCGGTCGTGAGCATCCTTGTACGCTTTCTTGTACAAATCTAATTGGTTTTCTAGACGTGCACCGTACTCAGTCAGGTGGGCTTGCTGAGATGTGGTCATTTGTAACTTAAGCTTTTCGTTTTCTTCACGCAGTGTCTGCGCTAATCGAACAGCTTCTTCTCTGTCCCGCTCTTCTTGCCGGTACTTTTCAGTCAGCTTCTTAATTCGCTTTTGAACGTTCTTGCTGTAGTTATCAAGCTCGTTTTCTGATTCGGCGGCAGGCTGTTCAGCGTCTGATGTATCTGCGCTAGCCTCTTGTCTACTCTCTTCTTCAGGAGCATCACCTGAATCGGTGTCTTCCTGTTCAGGCAGATCAACCTCTACCTCTTCAATTTCATTCTTCTCTTCTTCAGACATTTGTCACATCCTCTGGCTCTAATATAGTGGCGATAACTTCGTCATCGTTAATTACTCGAATCTCACCGCCATCAATCTTGAAACGCGAACCGGCGTAGCGGCCAATACACACCCACTCACCTTCCTTACACCAAGGCTCACAATCACCAAACTTGGCTGGGTCTTTGTAAGCAAGTGGGCCAACTTTAAGAACGTAGGCAACTACAGTAGCAAGTTGTTCCCGTTCTCGGATCTGATCTGGGATATATATCCCACCTTCAGTTTGCGCTCGGCCTTGATAAGGCATAACAAGAAGTCGCCAACCTGTTGGTTGAGGTAATCTTTCTTTGAGGGATTTATCGAGTAGCGAGGGATCAAGGACACGTTTGGACTCTTCAACGTAAGCGTCTTCGAGCGATGGGGTGTCCTTGGGCTTTTGCGAAGCGGCTTCTTCCGCATGTAAACTAGCGGCGACGTGCTCCGGTACTAGCAAGGAGGTCTTCGACATCGTCTTCTGTTTTCTCCAGCAGGGTTTTTAACTCTTGAATGGAAAAGGCGATACCCTGTAACTCACCTACCATACTGCGATACTGCTCATAGTTTTGAGCAGTACCGTTTGCCAATTGATCGCACAAGTCATCCTCGCGCTCTCGCAACACTTTATA